GCCATAATTTTTCTCCAATTATTATGCGTAACTTGTTTAGCCCCTCTTCCCAAACTCTACACTCTAGCTCCGGGAAGAGGGGTTTTTCATTTTTTTCATTTTATTTTTGTCTCAAGTGGCTATGACGCTATAATACAAACAGTAGTGCTATAAGCGAAAAAGATCGCTTGTGATAAGCACTCACACTCTAGCTCCGGGAAGAGGGGTTTTTCATTTTTTTGTCTCAAGTGGCTATGACGCTATAATACAAACAGTAGTGCTATAAGCGAAAAAGATCGCTAGTGATAAGCACTAGCTCCGGGAAGAGGGGTTTTCTATTTTTTGGGGCAGGCTACTACTTTAGTTTGCTGGGTAATCTGTTCCAATTTCGGAAAGCAAGAGCATAGATAACTAGGCATTTGCTTTCATATCAAACCCTCTGCTTAGTGCGTTACTACTCAGAGGGTTTTTCTATTCTGAAGCATAAATAGAGCATGTACCAGATTCAAGTAGTAACCCCGCCAGAGAGCGAACCCGTAACGCTAAACGAACTAAAAGCCCATTTGAGGTTAAACGACGATAGCGAAGATGCCTTGCTTACAGGATTCATCAAGGCAGCGAGGGAATTCTTCGAGAGCTATACGGGCCGAATTGTATTGCCCACAACCCTACGCCAGCATGTTTACTATCTAACGGGGCCAGTGTACTTAATGCGGGGCAACGTAACGAGCATCGAGGATTTTTACTACTACGATCAAAACGACAACCTAACCGAGCTAACCGAGTATCACGAAGACGCAATCAGCCTTCCCGCTAGTGTCTGGCTGGACAGCTACCCCACGACAAGCCCGACGAAGACGCCAAACGCTTACGTTACCTTCGTTGCTGGCTGGGCAGATACCAACGCCGTACCCGAAATGGTGAAAGTGGGAATCAAGCTACTGGCAGCACACTACTACGAACAACGAAACAGCCATAGCCCCGAAGACTTGAAGACGGTTCCAATGGGATTCAAGGCTATCTGCGATCAGTTCAAGACCGGGCTTGTAGGCGATTGGGGGCAATAATGGCGACATTTTCAGGCGATTATTACGACAGGCTACGCAGACTCACAAGAAGCGTAACCAAGAACACCGAGAACGGGCAGGAAGAGGAAACCTTTACCCCGTCCGAATACCTCTGGGGCAGGATCGACTACGCCAATTCCCGAAGACAAAAGGATTACGGGGCCGATCAGACCGGGGCAGACGGAACAATTTACGTTCGGAACTATCCCACACTCAGCCCGCTAGATCGTTTGTACTCTCAAGAATGGGGGGAAGTCTGGATTATCGAGAGTATCAAGCGGGGCAATAACGAACTGATTTGCGAATGCACCAAGTACGATGATTTGGCGTTATAAGGGGGCCAGTGATAGCGAAGTTTGAATTCTCGATAGACCCAATCAAGCAAGCGGACAAGCTAAAAGCCGGGTTAAGAAACAAGGTACTAAGAATTGCTCTGAACAAAGCTGCCAGCAGAGTAAAGGCAGCAGTAATCAGCAAAGCCCCACAAAGAACAGGCAGCTTAAAGAAAGCAATTCGGATCAAGGTAAAGAACTACAAAGCCCGAAATCTCTGGGTTGCAATTGTCGGGGCCAGTTCCAAGTACAAACGAAATGTAAAGAAAAAGCAGATAAGGCCAGTCTACTACGCCAAGTTAGTCGAAACTGGAACAAGGCACAGCCCCGCCCAGCCTTATTTGAAGCCTGCTTTACATGCCACGAAGCAACAATACTTAGAAACGCTACGCCAGAGTATCGAGGATCAAGTTAAGCAAATTTTGAGTCAATCGGCATAGATACTGTAATTCTTAATCAATACAAGGGGTTCAATGGCCATAATCGGTTTTACAGCGAAATTAGAACTTGATCCGGGTACGGGCAGCTACGCTACGTTAGACGAGTGCACGATGATAACACTTCCCGCATTCGAGACAACCAGCATAGAAACAAGTCACTTAAATTTGAGTACGCCAGACCGGACATATACGCCGGGCTTGACCGATAACGGTACGCTTAGCTTTGAGTGTAACTACAGCAAGGCAACTTATAACACTCTTCACGGGATCAAAGGCAAGCTAAAAGTAACTTCCCAGATTCCGCCAACGGGTAACAACATTAATTGGCGAATCACTTCCCCAGACGAAGACGGAGCAGGAGCGGGAACAGCCCAGACATTCACATTTAACGGGTTCCTTACCAAGCTTGAAACGGCATTTGAAACTGAAGCCGTTGTGAAGATCAAGGGCGAAGTAAAGGTTAACGGGGCCATTACCGTAGGAAACGCAAGCTAACGGATTTTGCATCGGGCAAGGAAGCCCCTTACTTATCACAAAGAGGCTAAATGCTAAAGACCAAGATATTTGATGCGATTGACGTAAAGACAAGAGAAGTCAAAGTACCCGAATGGAACGTAACCCTATTCGTTCGGTCTATGTCGGGTACAGATCGGGCCAGATTCAAAGCCATAGCGGACAGATTGCAAAAGGAAGGGAAGGAAGCCGATGCGGATAGCTGGCTTTTGATCCTGACGGCAGTAGACGAGCAAGGAAACCGTATTTTTTCAGACGAAGACTTTGAAAAACTCAATTCCAAGTCTGCCACTGTACTAACCCACGTTGCAAAAGAAGCATTGATAGTCAACGGTCTACTTCCAGAATCGATAGACGAAGCTAAAAAAAACTAGCCACCGATCCTGAATTACAATTTGAATTGCGGTTAGCCTTAGCACTTGGGAAGACACTACAAGAGCTAAGGCTAACGACATTTTCCCACGAATACGCCTATTGGCTTGCCTATGAACAGCTTTACGGTTTGCCTACTTCCAGAATTGAAGCAGCAATAGCGATCAGTGGAAGTACCGTAGCTCAAAGCATGGGGGCAAAAGTAAAAGCTAAGGATTTACTTCCACAATTCGAGAGAGATAAGCCACTTCCCTATAAGCAAGGGGCCGAGCTATTCGAGATTTGGGCCAAAGAACACAATAAACGAGCAAGAAAAGCATAAATAAGCATATGTCTACTATTGGTTCAGCCTCTTTAGTTTTAAGTACCAATTCCGCCAAGCTAGTTTCTGGTTTAGATCAGGCTGGGAACAAGGTTAAGGGCTGGGCTACGCAAACAAGTTCAGCAGTATCGAGCAAGTTAGGAAATTTCAAAGCTGGGGCAGCATTCGGGGCCGGGTTGATTGCCGTTCAAGGCTTGCTGGGGGCAGTAGGTGGAGCAATCAGCAAGTTTGGAGAGCTTAACGCCAATATCGACAAAGTAGCCAAGGCTTCCCGTTCGCTTGGCATGTCTACCGAAAGCCTATCAGGACTACAACACGCTGCTAACCTCTCTGGCGTAGAAATGAACACGCTAGAAGCTGCACTACGCAAGCTACGAACCAAGGCAGCGGGGCCACTAGACGAAGCCCTTTACGGTATTGCCCAGAAGTTCCAAGGAATTACCGACCCAGCCGAACGAGCAAAGTTACTTGTCCAGAACTTCGGGGAAGAGGGTTTGAAACTAGCCCCAATGTTCGAGGGGGGAGAAGCCGGGCTAAGGGGGATGGTAGAAGAGGCTAAGAAGCTGGGAATTGCTTTCAACTCTGCCGACGCTGCCAAGATCGAAGCTGCCAACGATGCGATTACCAGAGTAAAAGGGGCTATCTCCGGGGTAATGAATCAGTTCTTGATTAAAGCTGCCCCTGTTATCGAGCTAGTAGGAACCAAGTTAGTAGCTGCCTTTGAATACTTACAACCCGTCTTCGATAAAGTCTTTCGAGCATTAACTACCCATTGGGGAATAATCATCGACATACTTTCCGAAGTCTTTAACGCTATCGGGGAAGTAGTCGAAGCTGTAGTAGGCTGGGTAAGTGAATTATTTAACTTGGAACAAGTAAGCCTGACAGTTGAGGAAGTAGTAACGGGAGTTTGGAAGGCAATAGCCATAGGTGCGGCATACGTCTGGGATACGATCAAAGCCGGGGCTGGGGCTGTAGCTTGGGTAGCGGGTTTGATTGTCGAGGGCTTCGGCTACGTTGTGGAAGCGTTCAAGGAAGTCGTCAGTCTCG